GGACGTCGTGACGGGTGAGCAGATGGAAGGCCGGCGAGGCGAGAAGTTCGTCATGCGCCACGTGGGAAGAAACAGTTGAAGAATTTAGCCACGAATGAACACGAATTGAGACGAAAAAGTTCATAGCAAACAGTTCATGGTTCATCGATGAACTACGAACTATTAACTAAGGACTAAATAATGGCTTACAAGACAGGATCTGCAGATGGCTATAAAGCGCTCCTCGTGGCGCTCAAGGGTTTTCTTGAAAACGCTAAGATGGCCTATAACTGCGAGGCGGGCGTCGGCAACGTCGGCAATGGCTACGTTTCGGCCGAACGGGCCGGCACGGCCCCGGTCGATGAGACCTGGACCTTGACGGCGACGAGCGCAACCAATTTCACCGTGACGGGTTCCGTCTCAGGGGCCCAGGCGGCGGCAACGGTCGGCGCGGCCTACGATAATGGGATTGTCGCTTTCACGATTGTGGCCGGAACCACCGCCTTCGAGGCGGCCGATGCCTTCACGTTCGACGTGGCCGACGGCCTCGGCGCCACGGAGAAATATACCATCAAGCGATGGAACACCAACTACGACGGAGCCAATGGCTATGAGCTGATCGTCATGGGTCCCGGCACGAGCGGCGCCGATGAGATATATACCGGGATCAATACCGTCTATAGCGCCGGCGACGATTATTATAACTGGCGCGTGGCGGCCATGACGGGTTTTACCGACGTGGCGATGCAATACCAGGCGGGCCTCACTCAGGGCCGGCTTCCGCGATTGCTGTTATGGAACCAGAAGATTCCTTACTGGTTCTCGGCCAATGGCCGACGGTTCATCGTCGTGGCGAAGATATCGACTGTTTATCAATGTCTCTATTTGGGGTTTGCTTTACCTTACGGGCTGCCGACCCAGTTCCCGTATCCGTTGATCGTCGGCGGCAGTGCCTGCCCCGATACGACGGTGGCCAATAATCGCTACAGCTCCACGGCCTACGATCATCGCAGCTTTCCAAGCCCTTACGCGAACGCCGCCGCCGTCTGCACGGGTACGACCTTCGATCAGCAGACGGACTATGCAACATTGAAAGTTCTTCAGGGCACGAGCTGGATCAAAATTTGTAGCAAATACGGCAGCAGTATTCAAAACACAAACGTCGTCTGGCCCTTCAGCTCCTCCGCGTACAATCAATATCAACCGCATCAGTTTTCCAATCTTTTGCGGGAGAATATCGACGCCAGTTATCCCGTTTTCCCGACGGTCGTGATAATCGGCAATCCGGCCAAACACATCATGGGCGAATTACAGGGCGTTTTCGCCGTCCCCGGTTTCGGGGCCATCGCACCGGAGGACACGTTTGCGATCAATGGAGATACGTATATTGCCTTCCCGACCGTTCCGAATCCGGCCCGGGACGAATTTTGGGCATTGAAAGTGGAGTGATCTATGAGCTATTCAACAGGATCCGCGACCGGGCCGAACGATCTGCTCGATAAGATACGGGCATTTCTTTTGGCCGAAGGCTGGGCGGTAAATCTCTTTACCGCTATAGGGGCGGGCTACCGGCTCCACGTGCAAAAGACAGCGGGCGACGCGACGGTGATGTACTTCAATTTCCGTTCGGCCGTCGCGGAGACCGGAACCACTTTGATCGCGGAAGATAACATCGGCAACGCCAATGGAACGGTGACGGGCATTCTCGTCAACGGTTCGACCGGCTACGACGTGGGCCAGGTCTGGCACAAGCAGACCGGCTATCCGAAAAACACTTCCAATCAATCCTTCGCCTGCTGCATGACGCAGATGTCCGTGACGGCGATTCCGGCCTATTATCTCTTCACAGTCGATGACACGGTCCATATCGTGGTCGAAGTGACGGCGGGCAAGTTCCAGTTCATGTCCTTCGGTCTGCTGGAAAAACAGGGCGCCTACACCGGCGGCCAGTTCTTCACGGCCTCCTGGCCCAGTTACGACCCCTATAGCGATTGGAATGCGGGCTACTGCGGTCCTCGCTATTTTACCTTTAACATCAGCGGCGGTCAAAACGGCGCGGTTTATTACGACGCCGATGCGACGGCAAGCTGGCGCAGGGCAGATTCGGCCTCGGTGCGCCAGATTATCTTTCCCTGTGTGGCGGGCCAGTCGGCCAATCCATGGTATTATTCCCAAGGCGGCCTGTGCAGTATGTTCTGGGCCTTCGCCCCGAACGCCTACAACGCGATGGCAGCGCAATCGCCGATCCATATATTGGGTTTGCGGAGTGACAACAACTATAGCCTCCTGGGCTGGCCGGCGGGCGTGCGGTTCCTCAATGTCACCCATTACACGCAGGGTCAGGAAATCGCCTACGGAGGAGAGACGTGGAAGGTCTTTCACGCCGACAGCGGCAACTTCACGCCGTCGAACATGTATTGCGGTTTTGCATTCTTGAAGGTGGTTTGAAATAGTTTTGAATTTTGAGGTTTGAGTTTTGGGTTGACTAAGAACTAAGGACTAAGAACTCAAAACTTTTTCCGAAGGAAAAGAAGTGGCCTCTTATACCGGTATCCTGTCTCCGAGCATCTTTGTCGAGGACGTGCTGCGCTGCTCGGCGACGATCATCGATAACACCGTGGTCAGCCCGGTCGAAATTGGGGCTCTCGAATCGGTCATTCCCCTGGCTGCCGGCGCGAGGGGCGACAATCTGCCGGTCTCGATGAACGCAAGAGGCCTGACCGGCAGGAAGGTCGATAGCTTTCTCGACGACTATTACTATCGTTTTCACGTCGTCGAGGCGACTTTTGAGTATCCAAGCATCGTCGCCGAGATTGAGGAGCAGTTTATCCTCTGGAACGCCTGGTTCGTTCAAAAAAACTGTACGGAGATTGCGGAGGTCGAAGGCGACGAGTTTGAGCTGACCGGCTTGACGGCCCCGTTGGATTTGAACGCCCTGGCCTATACGACCTATACGATCGCGATTCCCATCGAAGGCGATACCGATTTCGACGCGAGCATTACTTTTGATTTCAGCGGCGCCGATAATCCGGTCGTCACGATCTCGGGCTCTCGCCCGAATCTTCTGATCAACCGCTGGACCTGGCCGGTGACGGAGCGGCTCGGTTTCAATACCGAAATCCTGCAATCGCACAACCGGACCGAACAGCGGATCGCCAAGCGCCGGGGTGTTCCGAAGAGGGACGTGGCGACGCGGCTCTTTGTCGAGGATGAGGACGAATGCGCTCGGCTGGAGGCCGTCCTGCAGAAATGGCTCAAGAGACCCTGGATCGTCCCCTTGTGGTTCGAGGCCGAGAAGCACACCGGCAATCTGCCCGCCGCCAGCAGCTCGCTGGTGATCGATACGCGATACGCGGATTTTCGGGCCGGCAGTTACGCCTTCATCTGGGGATCGGCAAACAATTATGAGGCGGTCTGGCTTGACACGGTGGGCGATAGTTTATTGACCTTGCTGGAACCGACGTTGAACGCTTATGACGGTATCAAATGGATCATGCCGTTACGGACCGGCCGGGTGATCGAGGCCGGCAAGCTCCGCAGATACCACGGCGGCGCATTGATGGATATCGCCTGGCGGATAGAGGACGTCCAAACAGTGACGGGTTTCGTGGCCGATATGACTTACGACGGCTATACGGTATTGACGGAGCCGGCCGTTTTGCCGGGCGACGCCGGCGAGTTCTCGCACGATCCCGATATCGCGGTCCTCGACGCCGGGACGGGTCCCTTCGAGATCGTCAGCAACAGCGATTTCAATGAAGCGGTCCAATCGCACGGATGGCGGCCGCAAACTAAACAGGCCGCGTGGTGGTTGCGGCAGCTCCTTCACAATATCAAAGGGCGGCAGGCGGCATTTCTCGTGCCGACGTTCAAATATGATTTGGAGTTGACCCGGCCGGTCGGCCCGAGCGAAACGAATATCTATATCCGCAACGTCGGCGCCGCGGCGAATATGGGCCTGAATGATTTGCGAACGTACCTGGCCTTTAGGCCGGCCGGTGCTTCGGTCGTCCCGCGCAAAGTCACCGGCATCAGTGTGATCGATGCAGCCGAGGAATTGATCACGATCAATACGGCCCCCGGCGTGGCCTTCGAGCCCGGTGAAAGTTTGTGCTGGGTGGATCGTTGCCGCCTGGCTAATGATGAGATCGAGCTGACCTGGCACGGTGTGGGAAAGTGCGAAGCCGATACCCCATTAGTAAGGATAAGTTCATAGCAAAGAGTTCATAGTTCATCGACGAACTACCAACTACCAACTAAAAACTGACTTATGACTTTTGCTGAATCAGAAGCATCGTTAACCGAAGGCGAGCCGTACGAGCTGCACGAGTTCCGGCTCGGCGAGACGGCGACGTACTATCGCTACGCCGACACCCCGGCCGATGTCTCTTACGGCGGCCATATCTTCACTCATTGCTATATTACGGGCGGGCCCATCGAGACCGGCGTCAACGCGATCAAGAGCCGAACGATTGTCAAGTGCGACTGGGAGAATCCCTTCGCTTGGCAATATACCGTCTGCGCCCCCGATGAGATCGTCCATTACACGCGATACAAGGGCCACGGCGCGGACGTTCAGGCGATTTTCAAAGGCGACGTGCTCGACGTCGTGTTTCGCCAGGAGGACAGAAAAGGCAAGCGGTGGTGCGAGATCGTCATCGACCCCTCGACGGCGGCGATGCAGCGGATGGGCCTTGTCCAGCGGTACAGCCGCCAATGTCAGGTCGAGCTCTATAGCGATTTGTGCGGCGTGGGCCGCGATGATGAGGGTGTCAAGGTCAGCGGAACCTTGGACAGCGTCGCCGGCAATGTGCTCACTTCGACCACGTTCGGGACCGATATAGACGACGGCTGGTGGGTCGGCGGAGATATCCTCCTCAATATGCGCCGCCGCAAGATCATCGCCCACAGCGGCAATGACGTCACGATCTCGCCGAGCATCCCCGGTGTCGCGGCGGACCAGGCGTTCGACGTATGGCCCGGCTGCGATCACCTGACGGCCACCTGCGATACGAAATTCGATAACTTGGACAATTACCAGGGGCAGCCGAATATCCCGGATGAGAATCCGTTCAGCCCGTACGGAATATTGTAATTTAAGATCTGAGATTTGAGATTATTCTCTATGTGGGAATTAGTCTATTTTCTGTTGATCAACGTGATCCTGCCGGCGGCGATTGCCACGGGCATCGCTCTTCTGAT